CCGCCTTGGCCTCGCGGCGAATCTTCTTGAGGGCGAGTTGCTCCTGTGGTGACAGCTTCGGCTTGTCGCCGTGGTGCTGATCGGGTTTTTGTTTTGCCTTGGCATAGTCGACGCTCATCTTGCTCATGGCTTGATTCTACTCCTCTACGACACCGCGCCGATGATCTTGTCCACGCCTGGCCCTCGACGGAATTCCACCACGACGTAGCTCGGGAGTTTCGCGCACATGCGCTCAAGTTCTGCCTCGCAGGCCTGGCAGGCGTAGAGCGTCGGCATGTGGACGAAGTTGCGTTGGACGCCGCCGGCAGAGCGGAACCGCACGAAAGGGATCCCGCCTTGATGCTTCGATGCGATCTGGACGGCGAGGGACGGCTGATCCTTCTCGAAATCCTCAGTGGGCCAAAACAGGTGCGCTTCCATCGTGGCGCGGGCCTGGCACTTGTTACAGGTGTGGCGGCCGATGACATGCTGGCGCCAAAGATCTTGCGCGGTGGTCGTCCCGCCGAACAGCTTGTCTCGGTAGCCGGGTTGAACTTTGGATCGAATGGCCATGGTCACGATACCTCCCTGTCTGTTGACATCCTCCGCCCCCTAAAGGAGGCGGATTCCCGGCTTCACAACCGAGTATTTCTCTTTCAACTCTGACTGCACCGCACCCCGAAGGACACGATGGCTAACACCAGATCCAGAGACAGAAACCGCGAGTCCCGCGGCCAAAATGTTGCGAGCTGCATTCTCGTCTCGGTCGTGTTCTGCATTGCAGCATTGGCAAGTCCACTTGCGCACGTCGAGGGGCAGGTGCTCGACGACGTGACCACAAGCGGAGCATGTCTTGCTGCTGGGGTAGAAGCGGTCGACTTTCACCAACTCCCGGCCATACCAGGCGCACTTGTACGCCAAGAATGTCAGGAGCATGCGCCAAGCGGCGTCCGAGATAACTCGGGCGAGGCAGTGGTTGCGGACCATTCCAGCGACGTTCAAATCCTCGACGACGATCACTTGGTTCTCGCGAACGAGTCGAGTAGAGAGTTTGTGCATTTGGTCGCGGCGACGGTCGGCCACCTTGGCGTGCAGACGAGCGAGCTTGATGCGAGCCTTGTTTCGGTTTTTGGATCCTTTCTGTTTGCGGGCCATCGCGCGGGAGAGGCGACGCTTGCGCTTCATCTCTCGGGCGTCGTGCTGGAGGTTGGGAATCTTCTCGCCAGTAGAGAGCGTGGCCAAGGCGTTGATGCCGAGGTCTATCCCGACGGCGGTCTTGAGCTTGGACAGGTGCTTGATGGTGCGGTCTTCGCAGAGCAGGGACACGTGCCAGCGCTGGGAAGCGTCCAGCGACACCGAGGCGCTCGATGGCTGCACACCGGCGGGCAGTGGGCGGCTCCATCGGATGTCGAGTGGGGCATCCATCTTGGCCAGTGTCAGCTTGCCCTCGGCGAAGCGGAACCCACTGCGGGTGAACTCTGCCGAACCGCCCGAGCGCTTCTTCTTGAAGCTGGGATACTTGGCCCGCTTGGCGAAGAAGTTGGCGTAGCCGGTTTGCAGGTGGCGCAAGGCCTGCTGGATAGGAACGCTCGAAACCTCGTTAAGGAACGCAAGCTCGGGCTCTTTCTTCCAGCCGGTGAGGGCGGAGCTTTGGGCCGCGTACCCGATGGACTTCTTCCCCGACGTCCACGCCTCGCTGCGTTCGTGCAGGGCGCGATTGTAGACGAGACGACAGCACCCGATGGTCCTGCGGAGCAAGACCTCTTGCTCGGCGGTCGGGTAGAAACGGTATTTGAATCCTCGCAACGGCACGCTTGCAGGATACGCTGTGCGCGTGTAAAGTCAACCATCGTAGCAACCGGACGGCGTTTCCTCTGCCAGCTAAAGCAGGCAGTATCCACGCCGGGGAGTATTCGATAACGCAGAGACCGCAGTCTCTACCATCGCCGAAAGAGTCGGCTGTCTCGGGTTTGCACGATGTTGCCAGGGTGTCAACCTGTGTTTTGCATCGGAATCGCAAGCGCCTGCGCTACCGTCTGCCCTGTATACGCTGACCGCCAGTGCTTCGGCACGCCCAGCTCGTGGTTCGCCGGCCAACCGCCCAGCACGTCACGGGCCAGCACGTGGACGTACTCCAACTTGCGCCGCGCCCCTGCTGAGTACCGCTCGCGCCAATTCGAGGTAGGGTCGAGCCAGCACGCGAAGGTCTCTGCCCAATCTTCGTCCGGGTGACGCTGGCCATAACCGGGACCGCTGTCCTTGACATACTCGACGAAGTCCGGGCTGTCGGCAACGAATGGCCACGGCCGCCCTGGATAGGGCGCCAGAAAGTCGCCGAACGTCAGACGCCAATCTTCGCGCTTCCAAAGCTCGAAAGCATAATTGACCGCGTGGCCAACTTCATGTCGCACGCCTCGCAGGACATCCGACCACTGCATCGGATAGCGAGGCTGCGCCGCTCGCCACAATTCCTCGGTCGCCAAAAACCACGGCACATTGATCGTCAGCGCGCGGTCGGCGCACCAGAAGCCAGAGTCCCCCAGCGCGAACGTCGGCTCGAAATGAACGATGCCAGCGGCCTTCAGCTCGGCTCGCACGGCGTCCAAGATTTCCTTGAGTGGACCGGCGGGGACCAAATCGAGGCTGGCCACGGGACGATCCAATATGCTGACCAGCGGCTCGTCGAAAAGCGGCTCCGTTTCGCCATACTGGCGGGCGATGCGCGCCCACGTCGCGGGTCCTCTCATGGCGAGTGCCTTATCATCGATAAGCAAATCGACGCTTGGCTTACCCGCCATGCCATCGTCGATGGCGTCGAAAACACCGGGCAGCTCGCGGTTGACGAACTCGATCATTTGCTCATACCGCGCTCGGTGCAGGTGCCTCGAAGCCAACCACGACTTGCGGTCGCACGGCACCACGCCGGCTCTGACGAATGGATCAAGCGTCGGATCTACCAGAAGCGCCCGGCTCGCGCGTGCCGACCAAAGCAATAGGTAATGGCCAGCCGCCTTCAGCGCAAGCAAGCCTTCCTTGGCCCCGTCGATGAATTCGAGCGGAGACGTCAGGTCTGCATATGCGTGGTCCTGGCTGACGATGGTGCCGTCGAAATCAATCGCGATTTTCAATGTCTTCCCTGCTAATGCGGATCAACGCTCCTCGTTCAGCTCAGCGAGCGACTGCGCGCCTAAGTCCGGCACCGCCGGCTTGTCCTTCGCCGCCTGGGCCAGCTCTTCGTCCACGTCCTCGATGTTGTAGTGCGGGGCCACCTTCCGAATGGCGGTGCGCTTGCTGATGATTCCGTTCGTGACGAGCAAGCTCGTAGCCGTCGCAACTTGCTGCGTGTCCTGCGGCGACGGCTCGGCGAATGGCGGCCACTCCAGTTTCAGATGCACGTACTCGGATTGGTCCAGCGTGTGCTCCACCATTTTGCCGTCGACCATCTTCGGCGGGAGGTTGATCGTCTGCCTGACGACCGTCTTCTCGCCGTCGGGGCCGGCGATCTCGACTCCGCGGTCGAGCATCTTCGCCGCCGCCACGAGCTTCGTCAGCAGTGGGACGAAGAGTCGGCTTCCGTACTGCTGGCGCATCCGCGACGCCTTCGCGTACATGGCTGCGCTCTTCTTGACCATCTCGGTCGCCGTGACGGGGCCGCCTTCGCGATCTTCCTGATCGGGCAGCACGCATTCACAAGTTTCGAGGGCCATCGCTCGGATGCTGTTCGCCTCTTCGTCCGCTGTCTTGATCGATGCCCCATCGCTTTCGAGGTAAGACGCGCTCGCGCCCCGTTCCATCTTGAGCACCTGGTCGCTGCCCATTTGGACCTGGTTGTAGGTGCCGTCACTGGAAATAGTAGCTGTCGGGTCAGCGTTCTTGGACGCGCCTTTATGGGCTTGCGACTTCAGCTCGCCGATGCGGTCGAAATAATCGTAACAGCCGTGGCAGTCCGGATCGCCGTCGATGTCCCCCGTGACTTCAATGTTCTGCGTCCACTGCACAGGAACCTTGCCGAGCCCGTGAGTGACCATGCTCGCGACGGTCGCGGGATCCGACCAAGGCGGCTCTTGCGTGCCGTCGCCAACGAGCTGCGGCTTCCACAGGCAATCGACCTTCTTGTCGATGATCCGCCTGTACCAGTAGTTGCCCGTCCGCCACTTGCCCGTGATTTTGTCGAGCGTCTCTTGCGGATACATGTACCGGACTTCGAGCATGTCGAGCTCTGCCGGGTCACGCGGGTCGAACGTCGGGAAGCACCATCGAGCATCAAACTCCTCGAAAATCACCTTGCCGTCGATGAGCTTGAAACCGGCAACCGCCGTCCCCATAGCGCCGCCGAGGTCGCGCACTATGGCCATCTTGGACCAGAAGCAATAGACGTCGCACACGGCTTCAATCCAGGCTTCGGTGTTTGGCTGGCCGGGGACTTTCCACTGCGGGTGAGTGCCCTCGCCCACAAGTAGCGCCGTGAATCGCGCCGGGATGACCTTGCCCAGGTTGCACGGCACGCTCGGCCGTCGATATTTCTGAGGCAGCGATTCCAGATTGCCGCCACCATCCTTCCATCCCTGCGGCAAAAACGCCTGAGAAACGATGGCCTCGCGATCAACGGTCGTAGGATGTTCGAGCCCATCCCAGTCGAGCTTGCACGTGTCGTGCTGCTGCGCGCGCGCGTAGCTGTAGATTCGGTTCAACTCGACTTGCCGAGCGGACAGGCCCACGCGGCGCATTTGGTCCGCGACGAGATCTTGCTGGGCAACGGCGTTTGTGAGCTTGGCGCCTGCTTCTGGGTCACGGTGAATAGAGCTTGACATGGTCTTGGAATCCTATCCTATCAGAAGCCCAGTTTGAGTTTGAAAATACCGGTCACGGGCGGCGGCTTGGTCTGCCCAAGCCGCTCGCCTTCGTTGGCAATCCACGAGGCCATCAGGCGATCTCCAGTGTGGGCGAGAGGAGAATAGCCGAGCATGTCGTCCATCCACGCCTGCACTTCTGGGTGGCAGATGTGCCCGTGGTTCGGGATGATCCACTTTCCGGCGGCGAACTGCGCCGACATGGCCTCAACACCGAACGTTGGGTCCACTTTGTTTTTTCCGGTCGTGAACGGGAGGATGGGAATCGCCGTACTGCCTTGGAGCAGGTCAACTAGATATTGCTGAGCCGCCACGTTCTCGATCACGAAAACCGGGTGGAATCGCGAGTTGATGTCGACCACTTTCGCCATTATCTCGGCGGCGAGCAAGCGCCCGCTCTCCACCCAAAGAACTTCGCGGTCCCCGTTAGGATGGACCAATATCAGGAAGAACACCGTCAGATCGTTGCTCTTCTTCAGGCCAACCGCGAGGTCGACGCCACAGTAGACCTTGCAGCCTGGCGGTATTTCACGAAGCGCGTAGGCGATGTCCTTGCCTTCGCCGCGAGACATGCAGATGTCCATGTACTCGCGCTTGAATCGAGCCAAGGCATCGTCGATGGGCTGGCACATGAGCTGGCTCATTGATTCGAGCGGCCCGAGCTCGGCCTTGCGCGCTTCGATTCGCTCCGGTGACCATGCGCCCGGCCACATCGGCGTACCATCGGCGCGCACGATCGGGTATTTGAACGCGTGGAAGCGCGAGTTCTTGGCAAGCCGGTGGTACTGGTCGTCTGGGTGGAAGGCGTTCCCAATTCCGACGATGCGCCCGCGCGCGGTCATGCGGCCGGGAATGGTCTTCAGGTACCAGTCGTTCGTCTGCTCGCGCATGTACTTCGTGCGCGTGTTCCCATGGTTAAGAATGTCGTCGAGGATGGCGCGGTCAAGTCGCGCGCCTTGGATGTCGGAGCCCGTGCCAACGACCTGCACCGAGGGATCCTTTGAGTAGGTGTTGCGACGCACGGTGAACTGCTCGGTGTTCCACGGCTTGTTAGGGTCTGGTTCGAGATGGGGAAAGACCCTGTGTAGCTCTTCGGAGTTGCGGATGTACGCGGCGATCGTTCCCGCGATCTTGACGGCCTTCTTCTCGTTGCCGCTTACGATCGCGACTCGCAACGTCGGGTCGCGCCCGAGTTCCCAGAGCGTGCGCCCGATGCTCAGGTGGACCGATTTTCCACTTTCCATATAGGCCCACAGAATGAGCCTGTCGTAGCGCTCGGCCAGACGGTGCCACTCCATTTGGAACGGCTGGCACAAGATGGGTCGCCCCGTCTCCTCGTCGCGGAGCACGTAGCTGATGAACGCCTCGACGTAGTTCCTCGCCAGATCGACTTGGCTCTCCTCGTGTTGTGTGTAGCCAAACGCGAGGTCCTGGTGCTCGTCGTGTGCGAGGGCGTGCATCGGTGGCGTCACCTGCGAATCGGAATCATTCCTGCCGTCGCGGGCGATGGTCCTGGCGGTCGCACCGATGGCTCTGCTGGCGGCGCTGGCGGCACAGCAGGAAGCGCACCCGGCGGCGGCAGCGGGTTACCGTTTGGGCACGTGTTCGCCGACACCTCTATGCCGTCGATGATCGGCGCGCCCTCTGCCTCGATCACCTTCCTGGCGATGTCCCGCGCGCGAAGCAGACGCGCCGCCATCTCTTGCTCACTCGGCAGTTCCGTCCTGTTGCTGGTCTCGATGGGGCCGCCGTTGGGGCCGCTCAGCTCAAGCGGCGTGCGCTGCTTCTCCAGCCAGTATTCTGCGAGCAGTTTTGCCCAGTCCAGATCACCCTTCAGGACGTTCCCGAAGATGGTTCGCGCGACGGCCTCTTCCCACGTGACGTTCAGGGTGGTGCGCTTCCCGTCGCTCCCCACCACGACCATCGGGGAGCCGTCCACGTTGCAGCACTTCTCGGCCATTAGCCGCTTGATCAGGCGCCGCATTTGCGGCCGTGAGTGCAACCCGGCGTCGCCTGCGATGGCCTGCTCTATGTCTCGCCTGTCCTGCTCTTCGGGAGACAGTGCCGACGTCTTCTCCTCGACGAGCACGCCGGACGCCCGCTGCTGTGCCTCGACCGCGGCATCCTCCGGCGTGTTGCCTTCCTTCCTCCTGGAGTTGGAGGGGGGCAGTCCGGGGGACTTCGGGGACTTCGGGTTCCTGGGCTTGCGCGGGCCGCTGGTGCGGTGCCGCTTGTATCCCGCCATCATCGCCATGGCGGGCTGTGCTTGCTGGGCGGGAAGGGGGAGTCGTCAGCCATCGGCGCGCACCTCCTCTCGCATTTTGCGCGCTATCGCTCGCAGCTTATCCCTAGGCGTGAAGCTGTTCAGGAAGTCTGCCGGGTGTGGCTCGTCGATGTCGTATTCTCTCAAGTACGGCGCCAAATCGAAATGAGCAGCAGCCCTCCTAACCTTGTCCGACGCCGGGTTAGACTGAAGCTTAGGAGCAAAGCAAATGGCCTCCCACAGCTTGTCCGTGGCAGGTGTCGCACGCTCTGCCACCAATGTAACGAGATGAGACCATGGACCTTCATTGCTGAAACTGTGCATGGCGCGCAAGTTGGGGCGGTCAACGATCACTTTGGCAGAAAGCTCCGACATCGTAGGCGTCAGCCGCGCTGGTTCCCATTGCATGGGTGTCAGATTCGACGTCCTAAACGGCGTCGATTGCAACACCACGTCGAGACGCATCGTCGCAGGTTTGACCTTGGCCATCACCGCGCCTCGCCTTCCGCCCGCTCCACCGCCGCAGTCTGCTTCGGGAACGCGTCGGGACCCGGTGGCTGCCCTGACCCTGGCGGCGTGACGTGCTCCTCTGGCTCTCGGCTGTAGCGCAAGCGCTCGGCCGCCTCAAGCGCGCGCCTATCGATGATGGTCTCGATCGCGTCGTCGAGCCGCTTGGCCACCAGCCGCGATGGGAACACACGGCCCGTTTCGAAGTGCGAGATGGAAACCCTACTGATTCCGCTCTCTTCGACGAGCGTTTGCTGGGTAATGCCTAGGATTTCACGCAGCAGCCTGATGCACTTCATCGTCCTGCTTTACAGGTGTATCCTCGTCTTGCCTGTTTGTCTAGTGCGCAACGATCTATAATTCCGATACTTTGCCGAGCATATTTTACAGGTGTAAAGGCCACCGCTATTTAACGTCGCGGTTTCTCTCTGGTCGTCGCGACGATGCGCTCTCGGGAGAAATGTGCGCCGTCAGCCACCCTGCTTTGCCGCCGCCTCTTTGGCTTGGCGGGCCTCTTCGAGTAGACGAATCCACAGCCTGCCTTCAGCCGCATCGTCCTTGCTATCAGCTTCAGTGTTGAGCCACGTGACAGCCACCCTCTCGACCTCTTTCGCCGTCAGCTCCACCCGTGGCCGCTGTGCCGCCCGCGCTTCGGCCAGCCCTTCCATCAAGTCGTCGCGGCATTTCTTCTCTTCTTCCAGCCTCGTCTCCAGCTCCACCCGCTGCGCTTCCAGTCGCGTGGCTGCGGCTTGGAGGCTGTCGCGCTGGTCTCTGGCTTCGTCGAGCTCGGAAAGTACGGGGGCTATCCTCGTCTCAACAAGAACGGCGACCTGACAACATAGAGCACACTGATTTCGCAGCTGACCCAAGAAGTGGTCTCCGTATGCCGGACGGGGGCACTTTGGTTTTATCGTTCCATCGCTGAGTCGAAACTCAGCTGCGGTGGCTCCGAAGTCTAGAGCTGCTCGCTCCAGTTCCGCCACCCTCTTCCGCAGCGCCCCCGTCTCTCGGGCGATGTTGGCGTTGACGTCGCGACCACAGGCGAGGATAGCAGCGTCTCTGACCACAAAGCAGCCGGTCGGGATTACGGCGAACGACGATATGTCATCAGGTTGCCTTCCCCACCTTGAAATCGTGAGAATGTTTTCCAGCCGATCCAGGTTCTCCGTCGTCACCTCGGCGGGCTGGGGCGCTGGCTCACTTGCCGACGCCAAGCACGCGTAGCAATTCCCGCGCTCGTCGAGATCGGTGCTGCTGCACTTCGGGCACATTGCGGGCGTCTCCAGTGCTGC